CTCACCCACAATGCCCCACTAGATAGTCGCCCCCGTTACATATATAACTAACCTAAACCCCTTACATATTGTGAAAATTTGCACAAACTATAGGCACTATGCCCTTGATTCTGCCCCCTAACTAACCCTAACCCTCAAGTATAGGTTAAGACATAACGTCTGAGCCGGGGTATTTAATGGCGCGAAGCGCCAACCCTCCACTCTCTTCCCATATATTTTTTCTAAACCTTGTTGGGTGATATTTTGGTGGGATAGAATTGGCCTATGTTGAGCCTTAGTGGCTCAAGAATGGCGTGTGTTTCCGCAGGTCAAAGAGGGTGCGGGAGAAATTGTAAACTCCCACCCTTGTATATAGTAGAGGGGCTTTTAAAAGCCCCGCCCCTCTACCGGCTTGAGGCCTTTCAGGCCGAAAGCGGCGCTACGCTTGGGGCTTCGCGCCGCGACCGAGTGTTAAGCGAGGTCGCTCACTCACTACCTTCGGTTCGCTCCCGGTAGTGAAAACTAAAAATTTTTTTAACCTTATGAATAGTTATGACGGGCTATTTTTATACCTAGAGGAGTTCCTAGTCTTATGCCTAAACAGCAGGACAGTCTCCATCTAAGGTTGGCAGCAGGTAAGACCCTTGATTCTAATGAATCTAAGTCCAGGCTGCTTGAGATGATAGCCAAGGGTTTTTCTGTTGAGGATGCCTGTAAGGCTGTTGGTAAGTCAAGCAAGACTTTCTATTATTATACTAAGTCTGACCCAGATTTTGACCGTGAAGTAAAACTTGTCCGCGCCCTTAAAGCCAGGGGTGGCCAAATTTCTGATGCCGATAAGGCAATGTCGTTCAGGGATTTTCGTAAAGAGTTTATGAAGTCTGAGACGTTTGCTCATCAACAGAACGTTATTGATTTGATTGAGGATAAGTCGCCTTCTTGGTTGCATCCTTCTATGTTGTTTGAGCAGGGTATTAAAAATTATGTTTTGGTGAATATGCCACCGGAGCACGCCAAGTCAATGACAGTCTCAATTGACTACATTACGTATCGTATTTGTGTTGACCCTAATGTGCGTATCAAGGTTGTGTCTAAGACACAGACTATGGCCAAAGAGTTCTTGTATGCTGTAAAGCAAAGATTGACTTCCCCGTTCTATGTGGACCTTCAAAGAAGGTTTGCACCGGCTGATGGGTTTAAGGCCACTTCTGATAAGTGGACCCAGGACGCAATTTATATTGAACGTGAGTCCGGCGAAAAAGACCCAACCTTACAGGCTTTAGGTATTGGTGGACAGATTTACGGTGCCCGCGCCGATTTGATTATTCTTGATGACTGTGTGACTTTGTCTAACTCTGGTGAGTATGAGAAACAGATTAGATGGATTCAACAAGAAGTACTGACACGTATCGGTCCAACAGGTAAGTTGTTGATTGTTGGTACCCGTGTTGACCCTATTGATATGTATCGTGAGTTACGAACTAATGACAGGTATCCTGAAGGTAAGTCTCCTTGGACTTATTTGGCTATGCCTGCGGTTTTGGAGTTTGATGAGAATCCTGAGAATTGGGTTACTTTGTGGCCTAAGTCTGATAGGCCTTGGTCTGGCGACCCTGTGGATCCTGATAAGGACGGCCTCTTCCCTAGATGGGATGGAACTAGACTAAAGCAACGCCGTAGCGTTTTGGATGCTAAAACGTGGGCTATGGTTTATCAACAGCAAGATGTTGAGTCTGAGTCTGTGTTCTCTGCTGAACTTGTTCGTGCGGCAGCGAATGGTATGAGAGGTTGTGGTCCGCTTGTTGCCGGTGCTCCTGGTTATCCTGCTGACACTTCAGGTTTCTACACCGTTTGTGCTATGGACCCTGCTATGTCGGGTGACACCTTTACGGTTGCTATTTCTGGTGACAGGAATACTAAACGTAGGTATCTTCTTGATGCTTCTCGTATGCCTGCACCAACTCCGCAGCGTATCAGGGAAATAATTTTTCAATGGACGGAACGTTATAAACCTGCTGTTTGGGTTATTGAGAAGAACGCTTTCCAATTGTTCCTTACCCAAGATGAAGAGATTAACGCTTTTCTACAGTCACGGGGTATACGTCTTGTACAACATTACACGGGCAATAACAAGATGGACCTTGAGTATGGTGTTGCTTCTCTTGGTACTTTGTTTGGCAATTTTGGTTCAGACGGTAAGCCGGCTAAAAATGCTCTTATTGAGTTTCCGCGTGCAGAGTCTGAAGGCGTTAAAGCGCTTATTGAACAATTGATTACTTGGTCTCCTGGTACAAAGAATAAACAGGATGGTCCTATGGCTTTATGGTTTGCTGAAACCCAGTTGAGGGATTATGTAAACCAGCAAGGTAGTTATGGCAAAACTTGGGTTAGAAACCCTTTTGCTACACCAATTGATTTGGCTAAACGCCAAGTGGTGGATTTAGAAGAATATGCACGCAAACAGCGTGCTGTTAATTCAGGATGGTATTAATGGCAAGAGATATACAAGATATTGCTAATGCTTACCAACAACTAAAACAACGATACGCAAGTCGTGATGCACGCTGGTCAGATGTTTTAGAAGTTCGTAAAGGTAACATTAACCAAGTTTTCCCAGGACTATTCCCAGCTGAATACCCTAAACCTATGGTGGCAAACTTTATTGACGTTGCCGCACGCGACATTGCTGAAGTAATTGCACCTCTTCCTGCTATTAACTGTTCAGCAACTAACGCTGTTTCTGACCGTGCACGTACCCGTGCCGACAAGAGAACAATGATTGCTGCCGGCTACAGAGACACTTCACGCCTACAAGTTGAAATGTTTACCGGTGCAGACAGATATATTACTTTTGGTGCCCTACCTTTCATTGTTGAAGCAGACTACGATAATAAAACCCCACGTATCCGTTTAGATAACCCTTTCAACTCATATCCTGAGTTTGACCGTTTTGGTCGTTTGCTTTCCTACACAAAACTTTATGTTAAAGCCGCACAAGATTTAGTTAACGATTTCCCTGAATATGAATCAGTTATTCTTGGTAAGTTTGAACAACGTGGTTCTATGCGCCCTGTACAACTTGTGCGCTATATGGACAAAGATGAAACAGTTCTGTTCTTACCTGAACGTGGTAACTACATTTTACAACGTGCCAAGAATCCTCTTGGTAGATTAAACGTAATTTTTGCTGTAAGACCTGGTGTTGATTCTGATGAACAACAACGTGGACAGTTTGATGATGTTCTATGGGTACAAGTCGCACGTGCCCGTTTTGCTACTTTACAACTTGAGGCGGCACAAAAATCTGTTCAAGCACCCTTTGCGTTGCCTTCAGATGTTAACGTCCTTGAAATGGGACCTGACGCAACTATACGTTCCGCATCTCCTGAAAAGATTCGCCGTGTTGATTTAAATGTGCCCCCTGGATTATTTGCTGAATCACAAATCCTTGACCAAGAAATGCGTATGGGTGCACGTTACCCTGAAGGACGCCAAGGCGTAAGCCAAGGAAGCATTGTTACAGGTCGTGGTGTTGAAGCCCTTATGGGTGGATTTGATACACAAGTTAAAACAGCACAATCTGTTTTAGCTGAAGCATTAAAACAAGTATTTGAACTTTGCTTTGAGATGGACGAAAAGCTTTTCGGTAACTACGAAAAGACGGTTCGCGGCGTAGATGCTGGCGCACCGTATGAGATCACTTATACCCCCAACAAGGATATTGATGGGGATTATACAGTTGATGTCACCTATGGTCTGATGGCCGGATTAAACCCCAACCAGGCTTTGGTATTCGGACTCCAAGCGCGCGGAGACCAATTAATTTCTCGCGACTTCCTCCGCCGTCAGATGCCATGGGAAATAAACGTAACAATGGAAGAACAAAAAATTGAAATTGAAAAACTGCGTGATTCTTTAGTTGCAGCAATCAGTGGGTATGCTCAGGCAATTCCTTCGTTGGCAACACAGGGTCAAGACCCTGGTGAGATTTTAAGTCGTATTGCAACAGTTATAGCAGGCAGACAAAAGGGTCAACCTATAGAGCAGGTAATCGCGGAAGCGTTTGCCCCTCAAGCACCGCCCCCTTCTGCTGAGGCTGCAGCCCCTGGTATGGAACAACCCGTCCCCGGTTCCACAGGTGAGGCTCCCTCCGGTGGTGCTTCAGGTTTAAGTGCAGCAACTGGTGGTCCACGTGGTGTGGCACCAGGACAAGTAGGACAAGGTGGAAGACCACCTATACAGTATTTGCTGGCCGGGTTAACCGGTTCTGGCAAACCCACACTATCTTCTAGTGTGACAAGAATGGTCCCTGCGGGCTAAAAAGGAAAAAAAATGAAGTCATTTAGTGGCGGCAAGAAGCCAGCAAACCAAGGTTCTGCTGGAAAAGCAAATGTAGCATCACCAAGAAAATCTGGTGTTCCAAGCATTGCAAAACCAGGTAAGTCAGACATTATGTTTGGCAAACAACCATCTGGTACACGTGGTACTTCAGCACCAAAACACGCTGGAAAATAAACAATTAATTTAAGGACGTATAAATAATGGCAAGAGGTGGAAACAGACCAACAGCACCACAAAATAATCCAATGAACGTTAACGGACGTGGTGGTAATGGTCAAAGCGGTGACGCTACACAAGCAGCCAAATACGTCCCAGGTCTCCCATACGGAGAAGGACAGGCTCTAATGGAAACACAACAGTCTGCTCCTTTGGCTGCGGCTCCGAGTATTGAACAATCAGGTATGCCTTCGGGCCTCGCATCAGCCGCAGCCTCACAACCCGTTATCGGTTTAAATGAACCTTCAGCAAGACCAAATGAACCAATAACATCTGGTGCACCATTAGGTCCTGGTCCAGGAACGGAAGCACTTGGTCCAACTGTTTCCCAAAAATTTGATACACAACTAATTGAAGACAACCGTAAACTTTTAAATTATTTACCATCATTAGAATCAATGGCTAATGACCCATCTTCTTCCACAACATTTCGTGGATTTATACAATATTTGAAGAGCATTGCATAATGAGTGAATTTTCTGAGAAATTTGATATGGCACTTCAAACTCTCGGTTATCCTCTGGGAGCCGCTGCTTTTGATTTAGCACGTATTCCTGATTACACTGTTGAAGAGTTTGACGACTTATTATCTTTATTAACTAAAAAGGACGGCGAATAGTATTGGGCGCTTTAACTGACTGGTTAACGTCAACTAAACCTACTGCCGCTATTGGTAATTTTCTTACAGAAAAACTTGCACCTGCAGCATTAGAAGTTTTGCAACCATTAGAAAAACCTATGATGGCAGCAGATAAAGCATTTGAAACTGTTGTTAGAGACCCAATTGGTGCTGCAGCATTAGAATCAGCATATGTTGCACGTGGTGATATTCTTCCTATAAAAGAAGCCTATAAGGCTACTGACCGTATTTCTTATGGTGAAGCAGTTCAATATAATCTTTTTCAAACCGCTTTACGCCCAGTTCGTGGCTTTGTTGGTGAAGTTGCTGAACGTGTTGGTGGTAAAAAGGCTGTTGAAAAAACCTACGATTTTTTACCATTACTTAATCC